TTGCTTGGTGCGGTGTGGGCGGATGCGATGGCCGGGGAGACGAAGTCGGTGGAGGTGGCCCGGCGGATCTTGGCGCAGCAGGGCAAAAGTTTAGGGTTGGATGCCGAGGTGGGGGCGGCGCCGATCAGTGATCAGGAACTGATTCCCGATGATGAGCTGGCGTCGTTCCGTAAGCGGTATGTGCGTAAGCCGGCGTGATGACGGCCACCCTTTCGCAGCAGGTGACCCGGGTCGGGTCGACTAAGCCGCGGATCTACACTCCGCCGCTGCCGGAGCATCTTGACGCGCTGGGCTGGATGGCCCGGGACTGGTCCTGGGGATATGACTGCATCGATTTTTTGGAACAGTGTGTGGGCTGGTCGTTGTTGCCGTGGCAGCGTTGGCTTTACATCCATGCGTTGGAGAAAGGCGCGGATGGCACCGGGTTTCGGTTCAAGTTTCTGCTGGTGTTGGTGGCCAGGCAGAACGGGAAATCGCAGTGGCTTAAGGGTTTAGGTTTGTGGCGGTTGTTCGCTGATGAGCGCGGCGAGATTCATGAGGGTTGCCCCGGGGCGAAAGGGGCTTTGCTTGCGTGTCAGAACTTGCAGTACGCGGAGCGGATGCTTAAAGAGGTGGCGTTGGAGATCAAGAACAATCCGCGGTTGCGCCCGGAGATGACGCGGCACCGCACCGTTAATGGTCAGAATCGTATTGATTTGACGAATGAGCGGTATTGGCATGCGGCGGCGGCGTCGCATCGGGGTGGGCGGTCGATGTCGGTGGATATCGTGATGCTCGATGAGTTGCGGGAGCATAAGACGTGGGATGCGTGGCAGGCGATCGTGCCGACGACGACGGTGCGGCCGTATTCGCAGATCATTTGTTGTTCGAATGCGGGGGACACCTACAGTGAGGTGTTGCGTACCCAGCGTGATGCGGCGTTGCGTCGTATTACGACGGGGGAGACTGAGTTTACGGATATCGGGATGTGGGAGTGGTCGGTGCCGATGGAGGTGGATCCGGCTGATGAGTCCTATTGGTATCAGGCGAATCCGGCGATGGGGTTGTTGAATTCGTTTCGGTTGGAGGATCTGCGGGGCTATTTGGAGGCGCAGCAGTACCGGAATATGCCGGGGTTTCAGACCGAGCATTTGGCCTTGGATGTAGAGACTCCTGTCTTGACAACCGATGGCTGGAAGACGATGGCGACCGTCGTGGTGGGTGACCAGGTGTATCACCCGGACGGACATCCGGTCGATGTCGTACGCACCACTAGGGTGTTCGATGAAAGAGACTGCTTCGAGGTCACTACCACGGACGGACGCAGCGTGGTGGTCGATGGCGATCACCGTTGGACCGTGAACGATCGTCGCAGTAATCGCGGCTGGGAGACGCTGAGCACTCGCCACCTCCTCAGCAATGGCCTGCTTCGTAATCCAATCTCCGGGGGACGGTACGCCTATCGTCTCCCAACCCAGCGGGCAATCGTCTCTAAGCCAGTAGACCTGCCGGTGGACCCCTACCTTCTCGGCGTATGGCTTGGTGATGGGACCGCCGGAAAAGCCGAGATCACTTGTATCGAAACTGAGGCTGATGAGCTGATCGATTTGCTTGGCGTTGGTATCACCTCGATTAGGCAGGTCGGCAACGCCCGGCGGATCAACTTCCGCATCACAGCGCGCAAGTCACGCGACGGTTTTCCCGCGCGTTGCCGTGAGCTGGGCATTTGGACCGACAAGCGTATTCCCGATGTATATCTGACTGCGGGTAGCGAACAACGCCTGGCTTTGCTTCAAGGACTGCTCGATACGGACGGCAGCATCGACGTTAACGGCAGGGTTCGGTTCTGCTCGACACTCAAAGAGATGGCTGAACAAGTTCTGTACCTGGCGCGATCTTTAGGCTGGCGTGCCACCATGGTGGAAGGCGTCTCGCGGTACGCAGAACGTATCTATGGTGCCTCGTATTGTGTGGGTTGGACTCATGATGCGACCGAGCCTCCCCCATTCCGTCTGCGCCGCAAGCTGGCACGGGTACAGACGCGACCATCCAGGGCGGGAGAGCGCACATCTATCAGTATCCGATCAATAGCCGCTGTATCCCGTCGCGCGACACGCTGCATCACGGTGGGCAGTCCTGACAGTTTGTTCCTGGCCGGACGTGACCTGATTCCTACGGCGAACTGTCAGTGGGTGGATTCGTTGGAGCCGGGGATTATTCCGGCGGAGCATTGGGCGGAAACGATGGACGGGGCCAGCCGGCGGGCGGCGGGGGCGCCGGTGTATGTGGGGGTGGATGTCAACTATTTGCGGGCTCGTAGCTATGTGGCGGTGTGTTCAGAGCGGGGGGACGGTAGTCAGCATGTGGAGGTGATCGCGGGGGCGCTGGGCACGGATTGGGTGATCGACTGGCTGGTCACTAGGGCCGATCAGTATGCCGGGATTGCGGTGCAAAAGACTGGGGCGCCGGTGTCGGGGATGATTCCGGACATGCTGGCGGCCAGGTTGCCGATCACCCCCGTGAACACCGGGGTGGAGTTGCAGTCGGCGTGTGGACTGCTTTATGACGGGATCTGCGAGCACCGCATTTTTCATCGTCCCGCACCGTTGTTGGATCAGGCCGCCGCCTCGGGGGTGGGCCGCAACGCCGGGGATGCCTGGATTTTTGACCGCCGTAACTCTCCGGTGGATGTGGCGCCGTTGGTGGCGGTGTCGCTGGCGGTGTGGCTGGCGAACTATACCCCGGATGTCAAGAACCCGGTGTGTCACCCCTGGCCGGATCAGGAGGTTATCGCATCATGGGAGCAGCCGCCGGTACGCCTGGACGATGAACTGGAGCGGGCATGGATGAGAATGTGACCCCGATCGGGGAACGCCTCGGCAGTGAGCGGCTGTATCGGCAGGAGTTCCCCGCCGATGACGAGGGCATGTTTTTCGGTTCCAAGCCGGTTAAGGCGCCGAAGCCGGTGGCCGGGCCTCCACCTAGTCCCGAAGCCTCAACGGTGGGGGCCCGGCCATCCAGGCGCGGGTGGATGTCGACGGTCCTCGAGCTGGCCGGGATCACCGTGCTGGCGGTCGGCTGCTGGCTGCTGCTGCCGGCGATCGGGCTGATCGTCGCCGGGCTGTGTCTGATCCTGTACGGGGTGGCGGCCGGGCTATGAGCATCCTCGCCCGCCTATTAGACAGCCACCCTCGCGGCCGCGAAGATATGGAGATAAGAGCCCTAACATCCAGTGCTTTTGTCCCGCCTCCCCAAGTCGGGGTAATTGACGACTTCGTGGGAGTCCATCGGGCGATGGCGAACATGACCGTCTACGGCTGCATCCGGGTGCTGGCCGACACCATCGCCTCACTGCCGTGGGCGGCCTACCGCCGCGACAAGAAAGGGATCCCGGTCAAGCTGGATCCGCAGCCCCCGATCATCCGCCAGCCGTTCCCGGGGTTCAACCTGTTTCAGTGGCGTTGGATGGTGGTCAGCAATCTGGGATTGCGCGGCAATTCGTATCACCTGATCACCAGCCGGGACAGCGCGGGGACGCCGACGGCGATCATGCCGCTACACCCCGACCTGGTCTATCTGGAACGCCGGGGGGACATGCTGGCGTGGTTCGACCCGATCTACCGGGTGATGGGCCAGGCGGTGAATAAGAACGACATTGTGCATATCCGCCGGTTCACCATGGCCGGCGAACCCTGGGGACTCAGTCCTATAAGGCAGGCGGCCACCGCCATCGGCTTATCGTTGTCGGCCGAGGAATACGGGTACCGGTGGTTTAAGGAGAGCAGCAACCCCAGTGGGTTGTTGATGACCGACCAGAACCTGGACCCCGACAGTGTGGAACGCCAGCAGCAGAACTGGATCGCCTCCCACGGCGGGCGCCGCCTGCCCGCCGTGTTGACCGGCGGCTTCAAATGGCAAAACCTGTCGATACTTCCGGAGGAGTCCCAGTTTTTAGAGACCCGGGAGTTTCAGCGGACCGACATCTGCATCATGTTCGGCGTCCCCCCGGTCCTGCTGGGGGATACGAAGGCCACCACCGCGTGGGGCACCGGGATCCAGCAGTTGACGCAGGGGGCGATCACCTTCTCGTTTAGGCCGTGGGTGAACTGCATCGAGAGCGCCCTGTCCGATCTGCTGCCCCGCGGCCAATACGTCAGCTTTGATTTCGACGCCCTGCTCAAGGGTGACATCGACACCCGCTATAAGGCGTATCAGACGGCGATCCAGGCCGGGTTCGTCAACCGCAACGAGGTCCGCGCGAAAGAGGAGATGGAGCCGGCGGCCGATTTGGATACGTTCCTGCAGCCGGTGAACATGGCCCCCGCCGGGCATGACCCCGCGAAAACCGCCGCCCTGCAAGCCAAAGGACCGGCTGGGGAGAAACCCGCCGATTCTGAGCCCGGCTTCGGTGGGCGCCCCCAAACCCCGTCAACCAACGGATCCCCCGTAGGAGCAACACCATGACCAGCACCGCCGCCCGGCACGCTAACCGGGTCAACCTGCTCAACGTCCCCGAAACCCGGGCGGCGTGCCCGTTCGAATACCGCCAAGACCGCGACGGCCGGATCGTGCTGGAAGGCTACGCCGCCACCTTCGACCCCTACGACGTGT